CTATCATTCTCTATGTAAGGTAATTATAACATAATGCCTTATATGAGTGAATAGGTCTTACGCAAGTAAAGAAGAAAACCCATAGCGGATTGGCTCTTAAGCGTTGTTGGCATATCTTCCCTATTCAGTATGTTGGAACGGTCGTTGTCGGTACATTGGTAACCGTCTGAGAAATGATAACATGAAAACTGTTGACAGTTTCGGACAGTTATATTTCATAGGTTTGCATGAGGTCTACGGACAGTCTGCAAATACTAGGGGTATCGGTACAATGACAACTTAATAATTTGCCACAAAGAAAAGGAGAAAAAAACATGAGTAAAAAAATCGTAGGCAAGCAGAACGTTGATTATGTCAGCAAGAAAACGGGGCAACCCGTTACTGGTGTAACTCTTCATTGTGTTGGAGAGTCCAGTCGTGTTGAGGGTATGGAATGCGAAACAATTTTCGTTTCCGGTCGCTCTCCCATGTATGAGCAGTGTATGAAATTCCCCTTGGGTGCGGAAATTAATGTTTCTTATAACCGTTGGGGAACTGCCGAAAGTATTCTTCCGGTAGGTAAGTAAAATGACGGTTTCCGGTGGCGATCTAATGGCACCGGTTGTTTCCGGTATGACGGATGCTATTAGTTCACTACCGGAGACCGCCGTACAAGACACTGTACAAGTCGTACAGCAAACTATTGATAACGATACCCTTAACGCTATTGCTGACAAGTTGGAAGTAACCAACGCTCTTCTGCTAGGTATCAATGATAGGCTTGATTTCATCATTGCTCTAGGTGTGGCTATAGTGTTTGTAGCGGTTTGTTATAGTATACTGAAAAGCTTTTCAAGATTCTAAAGAAAGGAGATACAACACTATGGTTACAGCAGAAATGTTAGCACCGATTACTACTAATCTCGAAGCGAACCTTGCCGTTCTGTTACCCGTTGGTATTGCCATTATGGGCACTATGATTGGTGTAGGTCTGATCCCTCGTATCGTTTACAAGTTCCTGTAATGGTAATGTAAAAAAAACGTGGCGCGTGTGGCACTGTCCACCGCGCCTTTTTCATTCATTCAGAAAGGAGAAATAAATTGAAAAAAATAAAAAAGATACTTCCGGTTTTACTGGGAGTTATGGTTCTGATGTTTGGTTCACTTACGGTTTGTGCAGCAGAGAGCAAACCTAGTATTGATTACTCTCTTGTTGCTTCTTCACATAAGCCGTCATCGGAATATACTTATTGTTTTTCTACATATACTGCGGATAAGGTGTATTTTTATTATACGACATATCCATGTTACTATAATGAAAAAAATGAGTTTATTTGTAACAATGATTCCGGGAAGAGCTTGCCCTATGTAATTGGTATTTATACTGTTCAAACTGGTGCATATACATCTAGTAGTTATACTACGCATGGTAGTGGTTCTGTTGGTGCTACTGGTTCATTTGCCTGGACTGATTATACTATCTATAATGGTAATGATCGGAGTGAAGCGGTTTTTACCCCTCCGGCTCCTCTGGTGGCGGTAGCGGAGGTTCTGCCGGTGGAAATACAGGCACAGACAAAAGTAATATTGACTATAGCAATAGTCTGTCTAGCATTATTAATAATATTATTAGTATTGCCGAAAAAATTACCTCGATTCCTCAACAGATAGCGGACAAGTTGGGACTTGGTTCCCTCTTCTCTGCTCTCTCTGAAAAGGTGGTAGCGGTCAAGGAAACGTTGTCCGGTATTCCCTCTCTCATTCGTGACCATATCAAGGATATATTTTCTAATATGATAGATACTGTGGTGTCACTGCCTGGTAAAATCAGGGATTACATTGTAGACTTACGTGATACGGTACTGGAAAAACTGCGGTCTATCATACAAGGAATATTGGATTTACCGGAAAAAATAGGGGATGCAATCAAGGGCCTGTTCTTACCCTCTGACGGCTTCATAGAGGGTAAAATTGAACATTTCCGTGAAAAACTGTTGGGTATGGGTATAGATACTTATGATATGGGTTCTATTTTTAATACGGAACAGCCTTTTGCGGATATAACGTGTACTATCAGAGGGCAGACGGTGACTATTGTTCGTATGGATGTAGTGGACAAGGTTGTGAAAAAATTCCGTCCTATCATTCGTGGGTTTATGTGGCTTATGTTGGTATTTTACAACATTAACCAGTTTTTACATTTTATCGGTCAAGAAAGTATGACACTGGGCGGTATTATAAAGACTGCTGATGCAGAATCAAAAAGGAGTTGGTTGGACGGATGATATTAGAAACTTTAATCAATATATTCTGTGTAATGTTGGATGGTCTGCTCTCTGGCTTTGAATATATTCAGATCCCGAAACAAGGTATTGAAGCACTTGCAACGGTGACGGCTTACGGCTCTTATGTGGTAGGTGCGGACTTGTTACTTTGCTTTGCGTCTGTGGTGGCTGCGTGGATGCTTATGAAAATAACGGTGGGTGTTGGTCTGTTCATATGGCGGTTGTTGCCACTCACTTAACAAGCTTGCCCTTAATCTGCGCACGTGTACTGGTGATAGTGGGTGTTCTCTCCCACTATCCCAGTGTGCAAAGATGATAATGCCCTTGTCCTTGACAAAATCTTGGCAAGCCGTAAGACGGTACTGCGTTGTAGCGTGGTGGCTGTCCGATGTATGATATTCGTTTTGGTTATGCCCTTTTACGTGGGGTTTCACGTAACTGGGATGAAAGGAGAAAGTGTGAAAAACTTAATATGGATACTTCTGTTTGTGGTGGTGGCTGTCGTTCTGTGGCAGTTGCCGTTTTTGTTTAGAGTGTTTCGGTGGTTGGTGGTGGATGTGTATCGCTTTTTTACTCGACCGCATAAGGTACATTTGTACGGTATATGGCTGTACTGCGGTCTGTATGGACAAGGAAAAACAATGGCTCTGACGGAGTACCTTGTCCGTATGCGCAAGAAATACGGTAACAAAATTTACATATCGACCAACTACGGTTTTACTGAAGAGGACTTCCCACTTACTACGTGGAAAGACTTATTGACGGAGTATGACCGCCCTGTAATATTCGGGTACGATGAAATACAAAATGAGTTCAATTCTCGTGATTACAAGAACTTCCCCTATGAACTGGTAAAGTTGCTTACCCAGAACCGGAAAGAAAACGGAAAACAGATTGTGGGTACTGCTCAACGGTTTGGACGTGTGGATAAAACTATACGTGAATTATGCACTCATGTTATTGAGTGTCGGAAAGCGTGGTTCGGTCGTGTTACGAAAGAAAAGAAATATGATGTAGATGACTATGAACAAATGCTTGCGGAAATTGACGTTATGAAAAAGCGGAAAGTGCCGTGTTCCAGGTATCGTTTTATTCAGACGGATGCTCTCCGTAACGCTTACGACAGCTTCAAGATGCTTGATTCTGCACGTACCAAAGAATATGTAAGTGCTTCTGAAAAACTGGCACAGATACTTGCATCGGCTTCCGGTAACTAGGGAGTCGGGGGCAGTATTACCCCCGACTTCTGTCGAATGTCGAAAAGTGGTTACAAGCCTTATAAATACTGAAAGAAAATTCTCGACACGTAGAATATTAACTTCTGTCGAATGTCGAAAAAAAGGAGTCTGTATGAAAGATTATCAAGATAAGCAGTCACGAAAGTGGTTGTTAACTATCAACAATCCTAAAGATTTAGGACTGGAGCATGATTCTATTCGTGAAAAACTTCTAGGTATGAAAAGTGTTATTTATTGGTGTATGTCTGATGAAATTGGAGAACAAGGTACATACCATACACACTTATATTTGGTCGGTCGTGGTGGTATAAATGCTTCTACTCTTCATAAAAAATTCACTGGTGCGCATAGAGATATAGCACGCGGCACATCGCAAGAAAATAAGGACTATGTTACAAAGTCCGGTAAATGGTCGGTGACTAAAAAAGCGGAAACATCCGTTGACGGTACGTTTGAAGAGTGGGGAGAGATGCCCATAGAGCGACAAGGCTCACGGACTGATATAGCGGATTTGTACTCTATGATTAAAGACGGCTTGTCCGATTATGAAATACTAGAACAATCACCGGATTATTTACTCCAGATAGATAAGATAGATAAGGTACGGCAGACGGTACGACAAGAAACCTGCAAGAATCAATGGCGCTCTCTCACTGTCACTTATATATGGGGAGATACTGGTAGCGGTAAAACACGGGGAGTTATGGAAAAATACGGTTATGAGAACGTATATAGAATAACGGATTACTTGCACCCGTGGGATAGTTATCACGGTCAAGATGTGGTTGTGTTCGAGGAGTTCCGTTCGAGTCAACGTATTGGCGATATGTTAAATTATCTCGATGGATATCCCCTCGAACTGCCGTGTAGATACAATAACAAGTATGCTTGCTACACGCAAGTCTATATTATCAGTAATATTCCTATTAGTCAACAATACACCCAGTTGCAAATTGACAGCTTAGAAAGCTACCACGCATTTTTACGTCGTATCAGTTCCGGAC